ATAGAGCTGGAGAAAGTAATGCAGCAACATCTCAAGATAACGTGGCTGTAGGTTTTGAGGCAGCACGTTACAATACTACAGGATATGAAAACGTAGTTGTTGGTAAGAGTGCTATGGGCGTTGCAAATAGCACAGCATATAGAAACACTGCTGTTGGTTATTATGCCGGAGCATATATGACTTCAGCATTTGCCAACACTTTGATCGGACATCTTGCCGGTACTGCAATTACCACAGCAACTTGGAATACTCTAGTCGGTAAAGATGCTGGTGCTGCGCTGACAGCGGCGGGCGGAAACACTTTTATCGGGGGTCAGGCAGGTCTTGCGGCTTCCAACACAACAAACGCAGTTTTTATTGGAGCAAGCTGCGGAGCTGTTGGAACTGATATGGCTCGTAGCGTGGGTGTGGGAGCAAGTGCTCACAAAAACGGATATGATAACGTAGCCATAGGGTTTGAATGTGGAAAAAACATGACAAACCAAGAAAACCAGAATGTGTATATCGGAACTTCCGCTGCACAACAAGGGTTTCATCAAAACAAAAACGTAATTATTGGATACAATGCTCAACAAGCAAACATCACATACGGAGGCAGTCAAATTGCAATCGGTTGGGGTGCGGCTTGTACAGGAAGCACTGCATTAGCCATTGGAGTTAGCGCATCTGCCGCAGATAGTTGTATGGACATTCGGTTTGGTGGAGCATCTCGTATTACTGGAGATAGTTCCGGTAACGTAGCTATTGCTAACACTCTCCACGCAGCTCGATATACCGAAACTGTTGCCAATGCGTTCGACACATCACTTGCTCCATCAACTGGAACATTGACTGTTAATACTGCATTAGGAAACGCTGTACTTGGTGCTCTTAGTGCTGCTGTAACAACTTGGGCATTCACGAACGTACCAACAGACAATAGCAAAGTTACTACCGTAACCGCTGTTCTTGCCGGTAACGCATCGTACACCTACGGAGATGCCTGTTCTGTAAACGGAACTTCTGTCTCTGGTGGAATTATGTGGAGTGGAGGAACTACTCCAACTGCAACTGCTGGCACTGACATCATTACATTCGTTATCGTTAGAGACAGCGCAGGAACAATCAAAGTATTCGGTTCTGCAACAACAAACTTTAGCTAATAACTTTAGAGAGATGTGGTGTAGTGCCACATCTTTCTTATAAAAGGATCAAATATGCCATTTTCATTTGGGTTCGGAAAAGGACAACTCTTTTCTAAAGGAAATGTTGCGGCACCGCAACTGTCCATTATTACAGAAAACTTAAAGCTGCATATTGATGCGGCCAACCCTTCAAGCTACCCCGGTTCTGGAACAGCAATAACTGATCTTAGTGGAAATGGGTTGCATTGTAGTCTTATAAATGGACCAACATATTCAAACGGTGCGTTTGTTCTTGATGGTACTAATGATCATATAGCAACCAACTCAAATGTTGACATAAGAGGCGGGTTTACGTTGGAACTTTGGATGTCTTCTTCACTTACTAGTGCTGGGTGGTTAAATATGTTTGGTCACGGAACTCTTGAAAGTAATCAAGGACTTCATGTGCGAATATATCCTGATGCTGTTGGGGGTTATGCATTTAATATGTACTTTAATGATGCCAATGCATCATCTGTTGGAGCAACTTTTCCTCAAAATGTTTTTTATCACATTGTTGCCACATATTCTGGCTCAACATATGCCAAAAAGCTGTATGTCAATGGAGTAAATATTCCATTAACAGGAACTCAAAATGCATATACTAACACGGGAACTACACCACTAAGATTTGGTGCAATAATGGGAACTGGTATGTTTTCTGGGTGGACACATCCAGGAAAAATAGCACAAGCTAGGTATTATAGTGCAGTGTTAACGGACGCTCAAGTTTTAAACAATTACGACGCAACTAAGAACACATTTGCATAGTATGTTATAGGAGCATTTGTGTATGGCACATCATTTATATAGCATACTAAAAGATTATACACAATCCATTCTAGATCATTTTTCGTTTAGTGGATTGTTTAAAAGCATAGTATTGCTTGTTGCCGCATTTTTAGCTCCTATAGCCACAGTTATCTTTGCTGTCATATTCTTGATATTTGTGGATTTAATCACCGGAATACTCGCTTCTATGAAAGAGAAGGAGCGAATTACAAGTTCTGCTATGTCAAGAACAATAGCAAAAACGTTTGTTTACTGTACAACCATAATTGTAACCTTTGTAGTACATAAATACTTACTGGTAGGCTTCGACTTTCCAATAGAAAGTATTGTGTCTGGTTTCATAGCTTTAACAGAGATGAAATCAATCTTGGAAAACATGGACAGAATCAGCAATCATTCTGTTCTTAAAGACTTAATACTAATATTTTCTAACGAGAGGGAGAGACGGCTGCCACCTAAACCAGTCAAAAAAGACAAGAAATAGGTCTAACAGATGGCAGATTTTACAAAACCTCTCCACACACAGTCTTCAGACGAAATCATAGCACTAATCAACAACAAGATTGAGGCTCTTGCCACACTATCTTTGAATAATGGTACTTGGACAAACGTTCCTGTAGGTTCTGTTGCTTTTGATTCTCTGACAAACGAATTCAAGCGAAAGACTGGAGCAGACACTTGGACTACAGTTCAGCTTTCGCTGGGTTCTAATAGTTCACTAACTCTAGGTAGCTTGACGATAGTCACCACTCTTAATGCACCGCAAATAACAAATCTGAATTCAAGAGTTGCCGATCTTGAAGCAAGTTCAATTACATTCAGCACAGGAACAGACGGCGACGACTTTAACATCGAAGATTTGCAAAACATCTCTTCAGGAAATATAGAACAAAAACAATTCAATCTTCCCGACGCAAGTGTTACTGCTAGAGGTGCCTTAACAAACACATCACAGACAATAGGCGGCACAAAAACGTTTGCTAGTGGAACTATAAAGATTGGGAATAGTTCAACCCAGTCGGAGAATTGGAGTCTGGAGTCTGGCCAAGCACTCAAACTCATATCAGGAAATACGACTAGAGCTGTTGTTGATTCTAATGGACGAATAGGTGTTGGCACAATGACACCAAATAATGTTCTTCACATCAAAGCATCGAATACAACTACAGGAATCACACTTGAAGATTTGTTAGGACAAACACAAATATCATCTAGTGATAGAACTCTCACACTTCAGGCAGCCAAAATCAAACTGTCTATAGAAAATTCGCCAGTCATCAATATTGACAACACAGAAAAAGTAGGAATTGGAACTGAAACGCCTTCCGAAAAACTGGATGTGAGTGGAACAATTACTACTAGCGGCGCATTTACACTCAAGAATAAAGGCTGTAGTATTGAAGCAACTAATCTTGCCGGCGATACAACAAACTCAAGCGATTTAACAATAACTGCCGCAAACACTACAAACTCTATATTACTGAGAGCTGCACAAACAGTAAAAATACAAACATCCAGTGGTGGTGCATACCAAGAACGTCTTACAATACTCAACAACGGAAACATAGGAATAGGAACGTCAACACCTACGGCCAAACTCGATGTTTCTGGTTCGGGACAATTTGCTGGTGGGCTATCACTCAAGGCATCCGCCGCGGCGATATCACTGATAGACATGGGAACGTCGGCCGCGGCCAATTCAGCATTTTTAACTTCTGATTCAGGCACTTTCTATTTGCTAAGAGGAATAAAGGGGAGCTCTAATTGGGCGACAAATAGTACTGGATTATGGCCACTACAAATCGATCTCAATACAAATAATGCCACATTTGGAGGATCAATTTTCATATCCAACACCGCCCTTACTGCCAGATTGGGTGTAGGAACGACAGCGCCGAATGAGAAGATTACGATTCAATCAACTTCCGGGCAAGGTGCTGCTATTACACTCCGAGGAAACAACAACTCCAGCACTACAGAATTTTATGTGGGGCAGGGAGCGGATAATCAAGCCTACGTTTGGCAAAGAGGGAATAGCAATCTACAATTCGGAACTAATAATTTAACCAGACTGACAATCTCAAATTCAGGCCAGGCGGCATTCACTGGTGATGTGAACACTACAGGAAATTTATACATAAACAACACATCACCCACGATCTACTTTCAAGACACAGATAATCGCTCGGCAATGATTGCCTGCAATAGCAGCACATTGTATATACTTAGAGGCACAGGAACCAATTCACTTGGATGGCAAGGCTCACCATATCCTCTTCAAATAAATTTGGAGAATAATGACGCCACATTTGGCGGCAACATATCGGCCGGTAACATATCGGCCGGTACAATTTCATGTGCGGCAATAAACACAAACAATAATGTAGTTAGATGTTCGCGGATTTATGCAGGTTCATATGACAACACCTTGTGGGAAGGGCAAGGTGCTTATATGTCATGGAATAATGATGGTGGTTCTGGACGAACATGGTTTACTTGTCAGAGAGGGGGAGGTGCAGGAGGCTGGGTATTTGCTCTCAACAATGGAAATGTAGTTGGTGGAGCCTCAGCAGTTATTGGTCCAACTGGAAGCTACTACGCTTCATCAGATCATAGATTGAAATCGAACGTAGTAATATTAGAAAATTGTCTACAAAAAACATTAGGTCTCAAGCCCGTATCATACACATACACCAGCACACAAACCACAGAAATAGGATTTATTGCACATGAAGTTCAAGAGGTAGTGCCGGAAGCTGTCGAAGGTGAAAAGGATGCTGAGTATGAAAATGGATCTCCGAATTATCAAGCATTAAATTATTCCGCATTGTTACCAATTTTGACTGGTGCCATACAACAGCTATCACAAAAACTAGACAAACTCGAAGCAGAATTAAACGAATTAAAAAAGAGTAGGGTTTAGTATGGCAACAATACAATCTTTTATATGCAGAGAAGTTGCGGCAAGAGTTGACAATAGAACATATGCTATTGCAAACGTGCCAAATGCCAACACAGATCAAATTTTCGTAAACGGTGTGTTACAAAATGCCGGGGCGGACAACGACTACACTCTAGTAAACAAGACAATTTCTTTCAATCGAAATATAGAGCAAGATGAGGTCGTTCTAGTCAACTATTTTTTGGACGTCATTGACACATCTCAAGACGACATAGACACAGACGGAATTACAACAGCTCTAGGTAGAACAGACCTAGTTCATTGGTGTTTACGAAGGCTAGGTGCGCCAGTAATTGAAATCAATGTAGACGACGATCAAGTAGAAGACCGCATAGACGAAGCTCTCATGTACTTTCGTGATTACCACTTCGATGGAATTGAACGAGTCTACATTCCACATCAGATTAGTGCATCTATATTTGAGCTTTCACAAGACTATCTTGAAGATATTGTTCGTGGCGTCCTAATAACGGGCGAAAATAGTGGGGCGACTGCCACTGCATTTGACAAATCAACCGATAACAGAGCAATACGATTCGCATCACTCAACAAGAAAAAATTTGAAGATGGCGAAAACTTAATTATACACGGCAACACAGACAAAGCAAAACTTCTTATAGCGACATTAGGTGATGTTGACAACAAGTATATCACGCTTAGTCAAAAAGTCATTAGCGTGACTAATGTGATACCACAACAGTCATCGACTATAGGCGGAAACTTGGGAGGAATGTTCGATTTTCAATATCAGTTTGCGCTTCATAATATGTTCAATCTTGCTTCGACAGACCTTGTTACATACAGCATTTACAAGGGGTATGTGTCTACTTGGGAGTTCATGTTTAGAGGAACTAAGGGGATCAGATTCAATAGAAAAACTGACAGAATGTACTTAGACTTTCAAGACTGGACTGTTGGACAATGGGTCGTTGTTGAAGCATGGGCCGCTTTAGACCCAAATACTTATCGTGAAATATACATGGACGAGTTTGTTCGTGAGTATGCATGTGCTCTCATAAAAATGCAGTGGGGCACGAACATGAAAAAGTTTAGTGGTATAGGGCTTCCGGGTGGTGTTACACTAAACGGACAACAGCTATATGAAGAGGCCAAATCTGAACTTGATATTTTGAAAGAACGTGTGAAGAAAGAGTTTCAGCTTCCTCCAGACTTTATTGTAGGATAGAATGTGGCAACAAACAAGTATTTCAACCTATATCATCAAAAGAATGAGCAGCGACTTGTTCAACAGTTGGTTGAAGAGACTGTAAAAATTCATGGCATCAACGCCGTCTATATTCCTAGAAAGCAAGAAAAAATTGATGCAATTTTTACTGAAGATGTATTGGCACACTTCAACGACTACCACATCATAGAAGTCTACATAAAGAACATAGACTCATTTGATGGCGATCAAGACATCTTCAAAAAGTTCGGTCTTGAAATTAACAATCAAATAACACTATCCATATCTCGCTCAAGTTTTGCTAAGATACTAGGAAAAGAGTTCATTCGCCCTCGTGAGGGAGATCTGATATATTTGCAGATGAGCACTGCCACTGGCTTATACGAAATCAAGTTCGTTAAAGAAGATAGTGTTTTCTTTAACTTAGGTGAGTTTTACATATACGATCTACAGTGTGAACTGTTTTCTCCTGCCAATGAAGATATTAAGACTGGCATTGAAGAGGTTGATGAGCTTGGATCACGAGGGGAAAGTCACATCACAGTATCTTTGGGTCCAGGAGAAGGAGAGTTTGAGATTGGAGAAGCTGCATATCAAGGCGAATCGGTTATTGGAGCTGACGCAAAAGGAATTGTAGTTGCCTATCACGATTCATATCTCGTTCTGAAAGATGTCTTTGGCGATTTCGACATTCAATATGGAACAATCAAAGGCAAGAACGCCGAGTATTCACTTCTAGCAACAGAAGATGAAGATGTTCATGAAGGGGAAAACAAAGAGATTGACGAAAACTCAGTCATATATTTCACTGAACACAATCCGTTTTCTGAGGAAGACTTCTAATGTTCAGACATACGTTCTATCACGCAACAATGAAGAAGCTGGTTGCGAGCTTCGGCAAAATCTTTTCTAGCATATATGTGATCAGAACGTATCCATCTGGCACAGAAAAAGAGCGCATTAAAGTGCCTCTCATATACGGCCCGGCAGAAAAATTCTTAGTTCGTCTGCAAGAAGATCCAGATCTTGCTAGAGGATTTGCATTTAAGATGCCTATCATATCATTTCAAATCTCTACACTACAGTACGATGCATCACGAAAACTCAACACGATTAAACGAAATGTTCAGCCCATCGACGGCAATCAGAACTACGTCATACGACAGTATCAAGGCGTGCCATACAAAATTACAATGGAACTCTCAATAATCTCAAAGTACATCGATGATGCAAATCAAATCGTAGAGCAAATACTACCATACTTTACGCCAGCATATACGATAACACTCAACTCAATTCCTGGCATGAACTACACTGACGATGTGGCAGTCACGCTTTCGTCCATCACAATGTCTGATAACTACGAAGAAGACTGGAAAGAAAGACGAAACATCGTATGGACAATCAACTTCGATGTGAACGCAATTTTCTACGGCCCCGTAGTAGAGAAGAAAGTTGTTACGAAAGTACAAACAGACCTTCATGCAGCATACTTATCTCAAGACTTGACGCAAGATGAAGAGCTAACGAACATACCGAGAATCACACGAATCAAAGTTAAACCAGAAGCGGAGTACTCAACATACCAAGACGAAGATTTTGGATACACAGTTGAGCTTGAATCGTTTGTGGACGGCAAAGTGTTCAATCCAGAAACTGGACAAGATGAAGATGCTGCGGCGCTTTTGAAACCACAGAGTGTAAAAGAACTTGGAAAAGTAGGTCGACCAAAGTTAGCATAAATTACTGAATGACAAAAAACATTATTGCACAATACGAAACTGATGAT